GGGGCTCCGACCATTCCTGTACCTACATCAATGTCATCTTTACTAAAATTGCCCACATTGCGGGGGTTTTCGTAATGATCAATAACTTGCTGTGAATATGACATTATTTAGCCTCTTTACTTAGTATTGCTAAAACTTTTGCTTGAATGTTCTTAGCAAATTGGGGTTGAGGGAAGTTCCATCCGACGAATGCACCTAAAAATAAATATAACAAAGTTTCTAGCATAATATGTCTCCTGTATTGTATTTAGTCAGTATAATTGCCTTCTATGACAATCCAACCTAATTTAAGTAAATCTTCACGGATTTCGTCAGTAACTACACTTTCAGCAACATGTGCTTTCATTTCAAGCATTTTTTTCTTTTCAGGTTCACTTAGCTGTTTATCTTTAACTTCTAATTCAAGGTCTATTTCAACATCATCAACTATACCACTACAGTACCAATCCATGTAGTCACCTTCTTCACGCATATCAGCAACTACTGCTCCTGCATGTCTCCAACTACAACTCCATGTTTTACCAGTTAGTATAGGCCATACATCATTTCTTTGAAAATCATTATTACAAATTGCTGCATATAGGTGTTGAGCATATACATTATCACTTTTAGCTTTCTCTATGATCCATGCTGTTGTACGCAAGTCATACTCTAGGTTATCTTTACGCCATTCTAAATCTTCTGATAATTTTCTATCTTTCTCGTCGGCTTCATTGTAATATTCTATCATGAACAATGCATTTTCATCATGAGAATCTTTTTCTAATTTTTCAACATAACGTTTCATAGCAAATTCGTGTTTAGTTGGACTTCTGTTCATTCTTAACCTTCTGTTTGCTATAGAAAATGTGATTACCAATTTTTGCTACTTGTTTATAAGGCCACAATGGATCGACTGTAATTGCATGAAAGAACAATGCTGATTTAGGAACAACATCTTTGTGCATACCAGCCATTACTTGATATGCAATCAATTCTGCTTGTTTGTATCTTGCGCTTGCTTTATTGGGGTCACCCTTGCCTTCACAAACCCAACTAAATTGACATACGATGTTGTCATTAATTGTAGTCTTTTGATAAATTACTTTACATGGAGTTTCAGCAAAACCATGATTAACACGATTCATTACTACTCTGGCAACTGCTGCTTGACCATGCATAGTTTCTGCTCCGGCTTCGTAATAGATATTTCTAGCCATACATAAAACTTGTTTCATATCTATCTTTGGTAGATTTATAGCAAGTATGGGCATTTCAGTCATAACTTGTGTTGGTGAAGGAACAGCCATGATTGTTAAAAACATGAAGGTAATTATTGTTATCTTGTTTTTTAATGATAATAACATATTTCTCTTTCTCTGTAGTATACTACAGTTTTAATGAATAACCAAATGTTTTGGTTATTGTACCCAGCAATCGCAATTGCAGGTAATAACTTGTTCTATTGCTTGTGCAACAGATAATGATGCCGGTAATAGCACACTAGATGTATATACCGGATTTAGTGCAGGTGGAATTAATTTAATATAAGGAGAACCCGCTAAACTACCCGGTACAATTGGTACTCCACCCTGACTACCCAACCCTCCTCCAGCACCCGGGCCGGTAAAGAAGCCACCTTGAACACCTTGAACACCTTGAACACCTTGAACACCTTGAACACCTTGAACACCTTGAACACCTTGAACACCTTGAACACCCTGGGGACCTTGAACACCTTGGGGACCTTGACCAGTTGGAATTGTTACTTGACTTATACCTAAAGTACCTATCCCAATATCTCCGCTAGGCACAGGCAATCCATCAGTAGTACCTATACCTAATACTGCTGCTACACTAGAATTAGGTGCTCCTATAATAGTACCGTTAGGAGTTATATAATTTTGAGTTACTGGATCATATGTTCCAACTGGTTCAGTGTTGAATGGATATGCGGGTGCTGAATTTGCTACCTCACCATTGACTAATAATTCTATTAATTCATCAGCCGAAAAAGTGTCAGGTATTGTATCGTCTAGTATTATTCCAACTTCAGCCAATCTTGCTTCGTTTCGTTCAGATCGCATAGCAGCAACAATGCTTTGCCCGGCAACTAGATTTAAATCAGATATAGCTTCTAAATTTTGTGCAGCCAAATTTGGATCAGTTAATTTTGCATAATTGGGTAATAAATCTGTAAAACTATATATCATTGTCGGATACGGGAATAAATCTCCATATTTAGTATCAACAATTCTAGTTGGAATAGTACTTAACCCTGTATCTCTAGCTAGTTGTTCTTTGTTTAATTGAGTTGCAGTATTATTCCATAACGCATTTAATTCATTTGACTGTCCTGGATTTGTTGTAAGAATAATTGCTATCTTTGCATTAGCTAAATCTATTTGTGCTTGTACCGCAGCATCTAAACCTAAAGCCGGGCCTTGTGTTGCTGCATAAAGATTGCTGTAAATAGTTGCAAGATTATCAGTAGGCATATTAGTTATTGCTGTTTGTAAACTAACCCAATCATACGGTAATCCTGACATACAACCAAAGAAATCTGAAAAAGTATATGTACCTTGGGGTCCAGTACCTAATGCAATTAAAGAATATGCAGCTTGTGCTTCTGTCGTATCAGTAGGCACATCAGTACCGCCTGTTAATGGAAGATTGGCAGTAGTTTCTAAACTTGTTACAACTTGTGCAAATTTTTCAATATCAATCTTACGTACATTTTTAATTTGTTGCATTGTTGCACTGAATGCACCGGCAGCTGTTGCTATATCATCAGGTAATATTCCTTGAAGATATGAGCCAAATCCTTCTGGTAATATTTGATAATTAACTGCTATGATTGGAGTTGGGGCACTATTGGTAATAACAGGAGATGATGAAACTGTGCCATTTAAATTATTGACAATAGCAGAAAGGCTAGTCGCCATGAGGCTTGTTTGAGCCTCTGGACTACCACCGCCACCATCCTCTAATAGTGATAAGAAATTTTGAAAAAATCCAGCCATTATCCACCACCTCCACCGCCGCCACCACCATCTCCACCGCCACCACCGCCACCATCTCCGCCGCCACCACCGCCACCATCTCCGCCGCCACCATCTCCACCGCCGTCGCCACCTGTCGCCTCACCTCTACTAAAGCCTTCTCCTCCCCATCCACCCTCATCAGAAGAAGTAACTTCTCTATCACGTTGACTATCACCTGAAATATCCCTACGCCATGATTCACGATCAACGTACGGCTCTGCAGGCTCACCAGGTGGTATAATTGTACCTATTATTGCTTTTATCTCAGGAGAAGTTAATGCTGGATTTGGAGCTGGTGCCGGGGCTGCAGGTGGACTTGGTATGGTTTCAGTGTATATAGGATAATATGTTTTACTATTAGTCGGTCCAGGAACTGCATTGTATATAGGCACCGTCAATGTTAAATAACTTTCAGGAAACATCTTCTTAACATTAAGTAAATCTGCCAATGTGATTAATCCAGGAGTATTACAATTCAATGCTACTAATATAGCAGCTAAATCAACCCCTCCAATAATTAAAAATGCCGAATATACTTTTTGTTGCTGCTCTGTTGCTACATTTGTATTTGCTGTTATTTGATCTATTTCGTCAGCAGTTAAACCTGCAGCCAACAGTGCTACTGACAGTGAAGGAGTTATTGCATTATATTTTTTAAGTGTCGCTAGTAAATTAGAAGGATACCCGAATGTCCATATAGTAGATAAATCTAATGCTTTACCTAAATTAATTAAATCTCTACCAAATGTAGCAGTTGATAGACTCACATTAGTAACATCCGCGGTAATCAAATCATCCATGTTACTGTAAGTTCCTTTTAAAAAACTCAATGAATTATACATGGTTGTTATAGATTGATTAGAATAAGAAATAAATGACCCTACACTAATAAATGATCCAAGAAAATCATTATACATACCACTTAATTTTAATGTATTATTGTAATTAAATTCATTATATCCTTGTAGTGGAAATATTCTTATATAACCATAACTTGCAGTTTCACCAGTATAAGCAATGTTATAAGTTTCACCGCCTGAATAGTTAGGGGGAGGACTATTACCTAATGCAGGAATACTTGAACTACCTATTGCAATAAGATTATCATAAGTAGTTGAAGTTAACTCACCTGCATTGTATCTAACCCAACCCTGTCTTATTGCATTAGTTACATCTTTTAATACTGTACTTGATGTTATAGTACCCTGAGTATAATTATTAGCACCAGTAGTAGAACCAACATAAGAAGAGGTAGGTTGATTAACCCAGAAGCCTTTGCCTTGGAGTAAACCACTCATTACATTTACGCCCAACGGGCTTTGTTTTCCTGTTTTACTCATGGTACATATATATTTTCACTACCTTGAACGATACTATGACCGCATGTATTTCCTGATCCTATTCTAAGTACAGGACAACTCTCAGCAAATACAGTTGGACTTCCATCAGTTGTAGTAGGAGCATCATGTGGGGGATGGGGCTTGCCCCAGGGAGCGTGAGGGGTTATACCACTTACGTGTAATCCAACAGCAATTCCATTAGCGTAAACCGTGCCGGCTCCGCGAATAATTGTTCCGCCTGTTTGATTTGCATCACCTTTCCTACTCAATGCTGCCATATTATCCTAATACAATTTTCTTTTCTGGTACTTTGATTCCAGTTGTAGCTTCTAAATATTTCATTTTTATGCTATCATCTGTCTCTGCATAAAGTGCAATACTATTAGTATTTAGTGTAAATTTACCCTTAGGATCTGCGGTAAAAACACTAGGTATCATTTGCATACCTTGCTGACTTGGTGCAATACTCACAGGTTCTTCAATAATGATGTTATCTCTAGTTATTTCAACTACTTTAGTAATCAATTCTTCACCGCTATTCAATTTAAATGTATATACTTTTCCGATTTCCATTAGATACTTTCTGTTAATTTTTTTCTGAGTTCATTAAACCCACCCACAAGTTCTCCATCTAGGAAGATTTGTGGAACTGTTCGGGCATTTGGTACTGCCTCTAATAATTCTTCTTTGGTGTAACCATCACCAATTTTCTTTTCTTCAAACACTATCCCTTTGCTTGTTAACAATGCTTTTGCTTGGTCACAATAAGGGCAGTGGTACTTGCTCCATAGTATAGCTTTCATCTTATTCCTTTTATAAACTTGGTAGTTGGTCGTAATCAAGCTGTTCGCTCATTACACCCAATACATAATTGGTTGATTCATTCTCTTGTAGTGCTGTCTGTTTCTTGCTTGTGTCACTATGCTTGTTGAACCATGGTATAGGAGTACTTTTTGGGCTGTTGCCCTGATACTTAATACCTATCTCTTTCAATGCTCCTACTGCTGTGTAATCAACAAAGTCTTTCAACACGTTAGCATTCAATCCAATGACTGGGCCTTTATTGAACAAGTAATCTGCCCAGGCTTTTTCTTCACGGATAACATCAGCATATAACTGATATACTTCAACTTCGCATTCTTGCTTAATACTAGCAAAACGACTATCTTCCTTGATTACTTGATTAATAAGGTAGGCAGTCCAGCCTTTATGGAGAAGTTCATCTTGGAGAATTAAACTGATAATGTTACCATTACCAATAAAGATTTTGTTCTCAACCATTGCTAGTGATGTAGCAAATGATACCATAAAGCGGAATGCTTCCAAAGCGTAACTGGCATGTAATGCCATCCAAATTGCCTTGATGTGAGATTCTTCTGAAACAGTCTTCGGACTAATCTCTTTAAAGCAATTCAATTCGTGTAGTTTGTCATAGTAATTACCAACACTACTAGCCATATCTATAATCTCTTGTGTGTCATGTATAGTATTGAATACTTCTTTGGGTACATTATAAATATTACGGATAATGTGACTATAACTCTTACTATGTATATTCGTTTCAAAGAATGACCAGTTATATATCAATGCTTCAAGTTCTGGTAAAGATACAACAGGGGTGAATACTTGACTTGGTGCTCGTCCTTGTAAACTATCCAATGCAGTTTGTCTTAATAAGTTACTAGTAAAGATATGCTTAACTGCATCACTGGATTCTTTGAAGTCATTAGCATCTTTTGTTAAACTGATTTCTTCTGGTTGCCAAAAGAATCCTCTTGCTGTTTCTTCAAACTTAGCAATCTTTGGATACTTAACTTCCTCAAAGCGTT